ATTATATGTTTCCGTTCCTTCATAACCTAAATTTTTTAGTGTTTTAAGGAAGTCCTCATAATAAGATATATCGTTTTCTCCTGTATTTCTTAAGTCTTGATAAGCATTTCTTGCTTCTGACAGTTTAGTAAGATAATCCGCTACATTGTCAGCGTTTAGTTCTATATTTCCTACAACTTCTTGTGCTGACTCTGTAAGTTCTTTTTCTGTCTTACTATCTTTCCATTTTTCGGTCCAACCTGCAATCATTCCTGCTACTAATAGTGAGCCTGCGGCTGTTCCTGCTACTGTCCAACCTGTAGAACTCCAAGTAATACCAGTTGCGGCTGTCTCTGCACCTGTTGCTACAGAATCACCTACTGTTTCCTCAACAGCGGAGGATATTGTCTTTTTAACAGCACTATCAGTTAAAGCTTCGGCTGTCTTAGTTCCGAATAATGAGGCAATCTTCTTACCCAGTTTTTCTATTCCAAAACTTCCTACTTTACCAACTAACTTAACACCAAAGATTACAGCCAAAGCTTCAACTATATCTTTAAATCCATCAGTGTTGTCTTCGATAGCGTCACCTATACCATCTAATAAAGCTTTAGCTACATTACCCCAGTTTATCTTCTTTACTGTCTCTACAAGTGTTTCAGCTAACTTTTCAAATACTTTTACTAAACCTTTGGCTAAATTACTTATTGAGCCATTATTTGCTGCATCATTTACTGCTCCTGAGATACTATCTGATAAATTTGATGTGTCTATATCACCTAATTTATTAAATAGAGTCCCTAGAACATTTAAAAGAGCTGTTACTGCACCGCTTAACTTTTGTCCATCTATGCCATCTATACCCGTCTGTATTGTTTCCAATACATAATTCATTACTGCGGAGACTGCTTCACCATCTCCAAAAGTTCCTATGATAGCATCAAAACCTAGATTGATTATATTCGATATGTTCTCACCGATTTCCTTCGCTCCACCATTACCGAATAATCTCTCAACTGCTCCTAATATAAATGTCTTTAAAGAATTACCGACTTTTGTTCCTAAGTCACCATCTACTGCTGACTCTAAGAAACCTGAGAGGACATCTAAGGCTGACCTCATACCCGTTGAAAAGGCTTTTCCTGCTTGTTGCCAATCTACCTCTTCAAGTATACCATCAAAGAAATCATAAATCTTTTGACCTGTCTTTTTGAGTAAATCTTTTTTTACTGCGTCTTCATATAATGTATTTATTGCATATGTGATGAGATTAAAACCTGCTCCGAAGTTCTTACCTATCAGTTTAAAGTCAATATCTAATAAACCATCATAAAAATCTGTTACTGCATCAGAGAAGCTATCTATTGCATTATATACTTTTTTGTCTGTTAATGCTTTGTATATCTTAGCATTTAAGCCATTGACTCCTACGGCTATATACTTGCCTGCGTCTTTCCATTTTTTGTCTGATAGTAAATCCCAAAGACCATTAAGCCACTTTGTTATAGGTGAGTCTTCAACATCTCCTACATTCTCATAGTATGAGTCAAAGTCTATTAAACCACCTACACCTCCTGTTCCACCCGAAGTACCTGAACCAGAAGAGGAATCTGATGATTGCATATTATTCAACTTGTCAAAAGACTGTAAATTATCAGCCGCATCTTTTGCTGCATCTGATGCATTACCCAAAGCATCAGCCTCATCATTGAGAGCGTCTGCTGTGTCTTCTATATCTGATGCTCCACTACTACCCACTGCTCCTAAATTTGAAAGAGAAGTAGTATCAAAACCGAATAACTTTGCTAATGCATTACCTGCATTAACTGCTGCTGCTACTATCTGATTAAGAACATTTACTACTGGATATAACATCTTTATAAGTGCTCCACCCATAATAGAACCTAAAGACTGTAAATTAGCCTTTAACATTCTTATAGTATTTGTCCATCCTGCCGTGCTTGTAGATGCGTTACCCTGAATTTGACTCGTTTGTGAGAGGATGTAATTATACCTGAGTATTGCTTTGTTTGCGTTACTCATATCACTATATGTCTGACTTAAACCACGACTCATAGCATACTCATTAAGAGTTGTATCGTTCATAGTGATACCCAAGCTTTTTAAAGATTTTACATTACCAGCTATTGCACCTGATAACTTTGTATTTGCTGCTTCTTTTGTGATACCCAGATATGAGGCTAAATCACCAGTAAGAGCAGTTAAGTTCTTTGACATTTCTGCCTGAGCTGTTCCACTTATGCCTAAACCATCAAATACTGTTCCAAACTCTGTAGCAAATTCTCTTGCCTCTTGTGTTGTTAGAGAAAATCTTTTAGCAAATTCATTAGACCATTCTCTAATATCCTCAGATGAGCTACTAAAAACATTAGACAATGTTCCTTCCATATTTATAGCTTCATCTGTTAAACTATACATTTCTTTAACAAGTTTGCTTATAGCGTATACACCTACAAGGCTTTTAATCTGACTGACTAATCCACTTCCAATACCTTTTGTAGAAAATAAATTACTAAACTTTTTTTGTATGTAACTAAACACAGAAGTAAAGCCAGACTTGAGTAATCCGCAGTATTTAGAAACTGCTGACTTAGCAATATCCATCGTTTCATTCAAGCTACTCTTTGCTAAATCTTTAATCTTACTCAAACCTGAGCCTATTTTATTTACTAAATCCTCTTTTATCTTTTCGCCTGCCTCACTTGCTGCTGAGTCTATCTGACCTATAAAGCTCGTAATCTTAGCTTGTTCTTCTGAGAAGTTAAGACCTGCGAATCTTTCAGAACCTAATATTTGCTGTAAGTCTACCGCTTGACTTTTTAACTCTGCTAATTCAGAACTTGCAGACTTTAAACCGCTTATGTCATTTAATCTAAAAGCCTCTTGTAATCTTGTCTGTATATCCTGAAATGACTGTTTCATTTCTGCCATTCTGTCAGTTGCTAAATCAAGACCTTCTATTTTAACCTTTGTAGAAACCTCAGATAATAAAGTGTTTAACTCTTGCCTTGCTGTCTTTGTCTTATCTATAAAACTTTGGACATCTATTACTTTGTCGAGGCTTGTTCTGTTGCTGTTGATGTTTTTTGCAATGTTGTTTGTCTCTTTACGAACCTCTGAGAATTTCTTTACAAATTCATCAACATTAGAACTATTAAGTGATTTAAGACTTTGTCTTAAAGACTCAATACCCTTATCAACATTCCTCGATGAAGTCAAAAGCTGATTAAGGGAATTTTTTACAGACTCATCATTTGCTACTAAATTTACCTTTTCTGTAACCTCTGCCATCTTCTCACTCCTTCTTACTTCATAAATAAAAATCTCAGAAAATAAAGAATTATCTGAGAATATATTTTAAAATGTATATTAGGTGTGTCTCTATAAAATAAACTCTTATCTATATGTTTATTTACTGTATGATTTAAAAATACTGTCTGAGCTTAAATCCTATTTTAATCTTTTATAAGCAGTTATAATATAGTAAACACACCACAATACATTTATTCACTTTAAAACTTCTCTCATTATTTAGACTTCTTAAGAAGTCTCAATATTGTTTATTTTATCTTTTCATTTTTCTCTCTGTCTTTGTGTATCTATTCTATCTTTTGTTAAGCTCTCTCAACTTCATATAATATGAACCATTATTTTCGCTTAACTTTCTCATCTTTTCTTCATATTCTTCTTTTGTCAAAACTTTTCTTATCTTGTATTTTTCTTTTAACTCTGCGTAATACTTCCTTGTGTCTCCCTTCATCTTACTTAAGTCTGTTGACCTAAACTGCATTTTTTGGGAGAGGATTGTGTCATTCATATTACCCAAGAGGTGAGTGAAAGCGAACCAGTGGAGGTCAACCTTGCTTAAGTCAATGCCCTTTACATAGAAAGCTGCCCATATATCCATCGAGTCCAAATCGAAGTCGATGCACTTGTCGGTGTTCTTGTCATCATTTGGTTCTTTGTCAAAATGCAACTCAGACTTTCCACAAGATAAAAACCACATTAAACCATCATAGGCTACTTGGAAATCATCTATTGTGTCAATATAAAGAAGATTGAAAGCTTGCATAAATTTAAGGTCTTCGTCTATCGTTTCATCTTCTGTTAGCAAAGTCAACAAAATTCCCACCTTATAGCTTGTATTTATTTTATACCCTTTATAATCTTTTGGGAAACCATCAAGTAATACATTAAGCATTTGTATCACTATCCTTATTTATTCTATTAAATCCGTATTTTTCGTTTAATTGTATAATCTTGTTGTTTTCCTTCTCTCTTGCTGCTTGTGCATAAGGAAGAAGTGCCTCAAACAGTTCAAAGTATCTTTCTACTGTTGGTAATGTATCATCACCGAATAATATTGTTGTAACTGGTGCATTAAATGTTTTGTCTACTGCATCTTTAAACTCAGTCAAAATTTCGACTTCCATATCTGTATATGCAATTAGTTTATCTAAATCATCCTCAATTTTTTCTATCTCTGCGACTTTTTCATCTATCTCTTGCTCAATGTTACTGTATCTTTTAATAAGCTTCAGAAGCTTATTCACGAATCTTTTATCTGTAAAATCAACCTTAATTTTTTTGCCATTACTAACTTCAATCTCTGTAGTTAAAGATAAATCTTTAATAGAAATGTTTTTTGTCTCCATTGTATCATATCCTCCTAAAATTTAAAGGCAGTCTAACTGATTATTAAACTGCCCTATCTAATTAACTAAAATGAGAAACTACTCCTCAAAAGTTAAAACTCCTGTGTCATTGTCAATCTTACCTGCCTTAGTAAGGGTTACCCAGTCAGAAGCGAGACCGATTGTTGCCTCAATCCTTCTCTTACCTGCTGCTTCGTTTGTGATGTTTGTAACAACGATAGAAGCATCAGCTACATAGGTCTTATTCTTATCCCAAGTGTCAACCTCTGCAATATAGAAGTGAGACTTATCACCTACTGGTCTTTCTCTATAAAGATTCTCAAGTGCTTTACATACTGGGTCTTCCTTAAGGAACAAACCACTATATGCAATAGTTACGGCTTCATAAGTTGCCTCCTGTGGCTGTGTCTTCTGAGTAACGTCTGCGATTGTCTCAAGAGATGCTCCTGTCTCAACTGAGTCTGACTCAGCCATAAGGAACATCATATGAAACTCTCCCTCTGTTACTGCATTATCTGCAACTACGGCTGTCTGAGCAGTATCGAGGAAATAGAGAGTTTCCTCTGCTCCTACTGAACTTGCCCTATAAGTATTTAATGCTGCCATAATTATTTTCTCCTTTCATATTCAACGACTATGATTCCTTTGAAGTCTTTTACACCACCATCAAAAACTTTGTCTAACCTAGACATCTGTTTTACTGTGATTTTACTTACAAAGTAATTTAAGTCATCGTTTAGAATGTTTTTATAGTTTTTTCTTTGACTTATAAAGTCAATAATTGTGTCTAATTCATTTGTAATTTTTAAATCATCATTGCCTTTATTAACTAACATCTTTCTATATACAACAGAAAGAGTTAATGAACCAGTAACATATAAACCTGTAACATCTGCCAACTTTTCTGTTGGAACTGTGTCACCTGTTGTTGTAATACATATACTGTCATTTCTGACTGATAACTCGTCAACTTTTAACTCTGGTAATTTTAAGTCATCTGTATCTTTTATGTTTGTATTTATATAATCAACTATGTCTTTTATAATAGCTGCTTGTGAATTATTGAGTATTGTCAACACGTTTCATCAACTCCTTCGCAAATAAGTCAGCCCATTCTTTATCGTTTTGTTCAGAAGCCGCCTCGAATGGATTACCCTGAGCTTTGCTATGAACCTCTTGGCTGTATTGCTTTGGCTTACCTGATGAAGAGATAGGATTGAAAGCATAACTTGCATAATCCTCTGTGTATGTAATTGTGGATTCTGTTGGCTTCATAGAAACATTTGAAGCAAGAGCACCTATCCTATAAGGAACATATTCGTCAACATCATTTTTTATTTCAGACAATACAGCTTTTTTTGCGCTGTCTATGTTCTGCTCAATACGATTATTAAGACTGTTTTTTATCTGTTCAAATCCAGACTCAACTGACATTATTTTGCCCCTATCTTTATATTTGCTAACCCACCAAATCTAAAATCTCCTACACTTGTTATTTCATACAATAACTGATTACCCTGTTTAAACTCGTTAAATGTAACATCTCCTAATTCAATGTTACCCTCTGCTATGTAATCACCTTTTCTGTAAGTGTATGTTGATTTTTTACCTTCATCATTCAACTTTGTAAATTCATTGTCACTTGTAAATTCTTTACCTGTAATTTCTTTTGACTGTCTACCTATGTATACTGTCACTGTATCATTGTTATTTTTTGATGTTGTGCTTCTTGTCATACCATCATTACGTTCAAAAAGAACGTTTGATATGACTGCCCTCGTGTAATTTTCTTCATCGTTTAACATATTAAAAATTGTAATTGTATGAGGTAGTATCATAAGAAACACCTCCTAACACCAAGCACACAATAGGCTCGTTCCGCTTAGGTAAATGTTCACAATACCCTTAATGTCTTGTAATATTGACTTGTCTGTTGATGAACTAGAATAACTAACAGACCAACTTCCGACTGTCTCTGATGAAACTTTTTTCGTTTCTATAATACCCTGCTCATTCAAACTAGAGGATAAATACTCAGTAACAGCACATATACAATCTTTTATTTTAGTTAAGGTAAAGTCTGAGAAATCATCCTCTGACGACTTCTCAAGCCTACCGTTTGTTATATTGTCAATGTATATGTTTGACTTTCTAACTAACTTATTATAAGAGGTTTCATCGAGAGAGCCTTGATATTCTGTTATATAATAACTATAATCTGCTTTTATCATACCTTACCCCCTTACTCTATCACTGTTAATGTGACTATATCTGACTCTACAGTTTGCTCAAACATATCAGTTATTACAAACTTAAACTTTGCGCCATTGTAAACTATTGCCTCTGAGATAGGTTGACTCGTATTATCTAGTGATAATAAATCTATACCAGTATTTTCATCATATTCAACAGCACATCGTGCAAATGGTTTCCAAGTTTGCTCTGAGTCCATTTCTTTAGTATAAAGAACTTGAACATATGCCTCTACGTCATAATCAAGTAAATCTGTCTGAACTTCACAAGTAATAGGTAAATAATCTCCTACATTAACCTCTGCATCTTCCGGCTGTTTTGTTATAATTAGAGGAGGTTTTAACCTAACATCATCTACCTCTCCATAGTCTAGGTCTGTGCTAAACTCAAAACTACCTAATTCTTTATTTTGTGCATTTATTGAACACGTGACTTTGTTGCTACCCTGAGAATTGTTTGGTGCGATTATAACTGGTGTGACATTATTATTATTTTTAAAGAAACTAAAGCGTCCTTTGTTATACATCTATGTCACCCTCTTTCTACATCAACAATATTTTCATTGTCCGATACAAGCTTTTTTATAGCCTCAGAAGTGCTTACTTTAACTACTGGTAATTTTACAACATCAATCATTAAGACCTCATCAAGACTTAACTCATCGACATTTACCTCAATGTTTTCATTACTGTCTATACGATAGATGTCCTCTATATAACCGTCATCTGTTTCTACTGTAAATAATCCATAATTACTGAGGTTCATAAAATATTCGTTAGCCTTTGAATTTGGCTCACTACATTCTGTATCTAATACGAGAGGATAGTCTGCATTGACTTCAACATAGAAGCCTTCCTCGTCTTTCTCAAGTGAAACGTAGGATTTACTACCCTCTGTGTTCTGATACATTGAAAACATAAAATTATCTACTGTATAATCTGAATCGTTGCTGTATTCGTCACCGCTGAAACTAATTCGCTTAATCTTCATAGAAGAGGGTTCTATGCGTTTTTTCTTACAAGCACACAGTCTGAGTTTGTAACCTTGAAACCAGTATCTACCTCTTCCTGAACCTTAGAACCTGCGAAGTTCTCGGAATCCTTAACTCTAAGAAGTGTAAGCTTGTCAATGATACTAAAGGCGTTGTGGTCATACATAATAAAGCTAATGTCATTTGTATCTACTGTCTGAGCTGCTCCGCTTTCATCATTATACTTGAAAGAACCACCGAGTAAGGTTGCCTCTACCCATAACATACCCATCCAATAACCAACTCTACCAGTAGCTACTACTGACTCATTAGTAACTGGTGTATAATCCTTACCTGCTACCTGAAGCATAGCACTATAAACATCAACTGATGCAATAACTACATCAGGCTTTGCGTGTTTCTTTCTGAGTTCCTTTCTAGCCTCTAATACTACCTCTTTTACATTATCTGATGTAATAGCTGTATTATCTGATGCGGCAGTACCCTCAGTTACAAGAACAGCTAAACCTGTTTTCTGTCTTGCGATTCTGATGTCTTCTGTTACTGCGAGCGTCTTATTCATTAAAACATTTGTAGGCATAGATGCCTCAAAGTATGCTGGAACTTTCTGACTCTTCTGGAAAGAGTTGTTTGTATTGATAGTTATAACTGTATTTGCATATTCGCTATCTGAGAAGTTAGAACCTGGAGTCTTTGGTTCAATACTGTTGTCTGGTGAATACTTCTCAACCTGAATCTGTCCTGCCGAACCTACATCATACTGAGAGGTAAATGTTACACCATCCTGAAAAATCTCATCTGCATATAAACCTGATTCAACGATTGGTGACATAGCCGTTGCGACTGTGCCATTACCTATTACTAATGCCATAATCTTATTTCTCCTTTACTTTTATTTTCTCAAGCCTCGTTGCTTTAAGAACGAATCAACCTGACTCTCTATTGAGTCATTACTAACATTTCCTTGATTTGTATTTACATTTCCATATGTAATATTTGTATTTGTATTTTGATTTTGAGCCTGTGTTTGCTGGCTAGGGTTTACCTGTGCAGAGTTAGCATTACCCTGTGTAGCATTTGCTCCTGTCTGAGGAGAAGATGGAGTCTGTGCTTGGTTACCCTGATTTGATACTCCGAATAATGAACCATTTGATGCTACAACCTCCTTAATTGCATCATCGAATGATTTACCATTAACTGCAAGCTTAGAAGCCTCAAATACGGCATAATCAACCATATTAGAAGGAACTCCTGCATTGATAGCAGACTCCTTATTTTTGAGACCGTTTAACTCGTTAAGGTAAGAATTGGCGAGTTGCTGAGACTGAGCCAAAGCAGTATTTAATTCCTGAATTTTGCTATTCAGTGGGTTTATTCTACCCTGTATGATGCTGTTTAACTGTTCCTGAGTAAACAACGCTTGGTTGGCTTGGTTCGTTACAACATTCGCTACAGGTTGCTGAACTGGTGCAGGTGTTACCACTTGGGTCTGCACTTGATTCTGCTGTGGTGCTACTACTTGATTCTGCTCTGTTACAACTGTCTGATTTCCTACATTATCCATATTATACCTCCTACCGTTTAACGCTCGTCAGCTAAATTTATCTATAAATTAAATATAACACAATATCTTAAAATTGTCAAGTGGTATCTTAAATTTTATTGTGCAGTATTTACAACTTTTTTTTCTGCCTCTTCTATTGTTTCACCGTACCATTTAGCTCTGTATTCAGCTTTTGACATAATACCCATCTCAACGTCTTTCCTGTCTTGCTCTCTCTTTGTTGTGTCATCTTCTACTATTCCATCATTCTTATTTATCGTTACCTTTGCGTTATCGTCAACATTCATTTTAAGAATGTTTTTACCTATCCAGAGGATACCTCCTATCATCTTCTCCAATGTCTCAATAATAGAGTTTGTCATCTTTGACACGTTTCTCTGTTGGTCTTGTTTGTTTCCTATGTATTGCGTTGCTGTCGTTACTGTTGCGTTTTGGTCTAATCTGTAATACCCAACACCTAAACCTACCTTGTCAGAGAGGATGTTCAACTGAGTCTGTAGTTCATTGTTTAAATCCTCCGTATTGAGTGAAGGGTGGAACTCCTTTATGTATTCATTAACATCTGATGCATCATCACCGAAAAATTGCATATATGTCTGTTTTACATCCTGTGGAGCTATAGGCTTGCCCTCCTCGTCTGTGGTTAAGAGGCACTTGTTCATCATAACGATTCGTTGACCTGTGATTACTTCCCTCAGACAGGCATCATAAACAATATCACAACCTGCGAGGTTATCCTCTGCTTCGCTATAAACAGAGATACCCATAGGTGAATCAATGTCGATGTTGTTTGCTATATTCGTTTTTAAAATGTAAAATAAAGGATTCTCTGATGATGTCTTAATAACAGGTAAAATACCTTTGTAATTTATATTTAACTGTTCAAAAGTATCACTGAGTATATCATTGTAAATTGTGTAATAATACTTTTTGTCTACCTCATTATACTCCTTTTTATGTATTGAGACGATGTATATTACCTTATTGTCAAGAACTCCCTGACTGATGAAAGCTGCCTCCTCAATCACTCCATTATAAAATGAGATAGGGATGATTCTTGTAGCTGAGAATGTCTTAATATCTATCTTTGCTTTCGTTGTGTCGATGATGTTTCCATCTTCATCAACTCCTATATTATCAAGTCCGAGAACTATTGCACCTGTTCCTAAAGCAAAGGTCAGCTCAAGTATATCTGAAAGCTGAGTCTTAAAGTTGTTAGTTCCTAATACCCCTTTGTTTCCTTTGCTACCCTGAACAAGAATCGAGGATTTCTCATTTGTCGAGTTTACAACTATGTTAAAATCCTCATTTAAAACAGAGGATGCCCAATCTTCACATACCCTCTTAGCCATCTTTAACCTGTATATTTTTCTGTCTCTTATATTTAAACCATTACTTATCTTTACCGAGTGAACGTCTTTCACAAATCCCTCATACCATTCTTGCCATCTTCCTATGTAGGTGTAATACTTCGCATTTGCAAAGCTGCCGTCATACTTATTTCTGATATACTTCACTATTCCTGAATAATCCATTTTGAATTACCTCCTGTTTTAACTGTTCCTATGTATAAGTTTGTCTAACCAGAAAGACCAACTGTATTCTTCTGCGTCTGCTGTGTCTATATCAACAGAGCCATTATCTAACCGTTCATCTTCGTGACCTTCTCTACTATCCCATACTTGATGTTCTGTAGAACTTATAACTGTTTCTGCTTCTTGACATATAAAATAAGAACCTTTAGCTAATAAAGCTTTTTTTGTGTCTATTCTCTTTTTTATGTTGTGTTTCTTACAATCCAATACCCTGACTGTTCCTGCTAATCGTAATTCTTTTACTACTGCTCTTGTTTCATTTATCATTACTGTATCAGCACAATCACCAAATATATATCTGAGTTTATTATTACACATCTGATTTACTGTTAATATAAACTCTTTGAGTTTCTCTCTGTATTCTACAGATGTTTTGTTTTTCATATCGAGTCTGTCTGAATAAAAAGGTATGACCATCTGATAATTGTCAAGTATATAAGAGGCTACGAAAGCAGTCTTTGAACCATTACCACCAAAATCAACACCTATTGAGACGCAAGTTATAGTATGACCTTTTAAAAATTCATCTTTTGATTTTACAATATATCTCTCTTTATTCTTAGCGAACTGTGTGAAGATAATACCCTCACTTACTGCTCTGTTTCCTATTATATACCTTTGATATTCAACGCTTTCTTTATCTGGGTATAAACTAAGGAAACCCTGTCTTTGTTCGTCTGACAAAGCGGTATTATCGAATAGCGAGCACTTCATAAAGTTATAACCACCGAAAAACTCGCCCGTGTCTTGCATCTTCTCATACTTGTCTAAATACTTTATATAAACCTTATGAGTTGGAAAGGTTGGGTTTAAATCCCACCATACCTTTTGGTCTTTTGACTGAGTAAGACGAGATAAAGCCATATCTATAAAATTCTTTTCATCGTCTGATATGTATAAGTTCGCTAGTTCGACAGAAAGCCAAGAACCGAATGAGAGACCTTGAATTTTTTTATAAGAGTCTGATTGACCTCCTCCTACAAAAATTACAATCTTCTCACCTGTTTGTGATTTTATCTTTAGGCACTCATTACCCTCATACTTTCCAGAAGTGCATCTGCCCCTAAATATATGTTGTAGTCCGAGTCCGTTACAATCTGACACATTAAGCCTTGCTGTTGCTGCTGAAGCACCAGAGACTAAATGTATTTTGTCCTTGCAGTTGTCAATATGATTCGCAAAGGAGAAAATGTTTATAACACTTTTGCCTGCTCTGTATGCACCCTCTAGGCAGTTTACCCTTGAAGTGAAACATCTCGTGTAATAGTCAATATACTTTTTACTGAAAGGTTTTATTTGAACCTGTCGTGAATACATACTATCACCTCTTAATTTTTAATCCTCAAGGTCTTCCTGAATACTCTTTTCCATAGCCTCAGCTACTTCTTGATTTGGCATAATAGGGAGTCCTGCGTATGTAAAGAGGCTGAGCATATCTTCCATATCTATACTTGTTTTACCATCTAAGTTGTAAATTTTGAGGAGCTTGTCAAGGATTACCTCTTTATTCATAAAGATTGGTCTACCCTGTGAATTGAAGCCATTAAGCATAAGTTTCCTATCGTCTGGTGTCCATTTATCAAGAGGAACTTTTAAATACCAATCAGTCAATACCCTACCATTCTTTAGGGTGACATTTGCAGAGGCGAAATACTTGCTATAGTCAAAGTCGAGGATTTTCTTTAAGTCAGTCAATAACTTCTTTGTATAGTCATTATCCTCTTCTCTGTTCTCTCTCCTTATCGTTTCGATACGTAAATTTACATCCTCACGTTGTAAAAGACGAGAGGATATGAGATTATGATATGAGCATTTTTGAGAGTATTGATTCCTACCATAACCTGCTTCAAAGGCACACTCTGATGGTTGCTTACCCGATAATGCATAGAGCTGACAGAAACGCTCTTTTCTTTCATTACTGAATCTTTCCATAGTCAGAAACATCTCCTTTCATACAATGATTAAATATATTAAACACCTATTGTTTTTATTCAGACATAAAATTTATTTATACAGACTGTAAAAATAAAAAGTTAGTCTCATATACTTTTTATGATTTTTAATAACTTTATTATAACATTTTGTAAAGATGCTGTCAAGTCTTTTATGAAAGAAAAAAGACACTATAAAATAGTGCCTTTAATCAAAGATGTATTATATGTTATATTTACTTTTTTGTCTCTTTCTGATAATACCAAATCATCTCAATATCTTTAACTATATCAACAAGTTTTCCTAGAGTGTCAATATTATTTCGACTTATACCCTGATGTTCAATGTGTTTTATCTCTGTTCTTACATCCTCATAAAGTTCTTCCATAACTAACACCTCCCTATGAAACCTTTATCACATCAACATTTGCAAAGTAAACTAAAGCATCAGTACCCGAAAGGATAAATTGCAAGTCTGTCGTGTTGTCTATCATCTCACAACTAGGTCGTACCCTGAGAATTGTTGAGAATGAAATATTTTCAACATCATCAGAAGAACTTGAAGCTACTCCTGCCAATGCTTGCTGAACCTCTACACCTTTATTATACATTGACACATTTATTACATCAGAAGATGATGCACTATTTGCAATGATAGCATTAAAAGAGATTTGATATATACCCTCTTTGTTGAGATGAATCGTATTCGTTGGTGTATCTACAGAAGCACAGGAGCACGTTTTTATAGTTGCTGTGTCGAATGTGATGGCTTCGCCATCCTCTACAAGTAAACCTGATTTGTTTTTTGTATAAATCTCTACCATCTTTTATACCTCCTTATAATAACAGTAGGAGCTTTTTTATAAGCTCCTACTGTCTTAATACTAACAATTACAGCCTGAGTTTGAACCGTTCAATGTGAAAGGTAACATCTGCGCCTGATAAGGCGAACAGGTTATATATGAAGGAATAGGAACAGGTCTCAATGCACTAATAATGTTTGTTGTCTGTGCCTGATTGCTTAGCTGATTATTAGCCATTTGTAACTGGTCTCTTAATTCCTGCATCACGTTCGCAGTAATTAAACCTCTTGTCTGTTCTCCTTCCTGATGTATTGCGTTTGTGATTGCGCACGTATTCTGACAGTTCTCAAACTTTACGCTGTCTATGTTTCTGTTTGTTTCACAACAGCACTGTTGCATATTAAAACCATTCTGTGCTAACTGTGACTGAATGTTAAAACCATTCTGCGCTAACTGAGCCTGTAACTCGTTCGTCTGTTGAAGGTTTGCATATCCTACCTGACATAATCCTTGGTCTAAACCTCTTAAACCTGAATCAACACGGTTAAAATCAAAACCGTTTATAACATCCTGCTGTGTTGCATAGTTAGCAACTGCATTATTACCGCCAAAACCTCCATTACCAAATCCGAAGATTAAGAAGAATAAAATCAAAATTATGATTCCATTACCCTCTAAAAATCCATCGCTGTTTTTGGCTAAAGCCATAGCGTCTCCTACACTTAATCCTGAGCCGTCCATCATATCTATTACCTCCTTATGATGTAAAATTTTATATATAAGAATATTCCTATCTCTTAGATAAGTTTTTAATCATATTTGCGAGTGCTGTCGCATCTTCGACTTGTTTTTGTGTCACCTGTCCACTCTGCAACATCTGATTTATTTTTTCCTGAGGGTTACCCTGAAATGTGTTTTTAAACTCTATAAACTGCTCAACTATACTTTTGTTATTTCTACCTGTGTTATTATTTAAGCTATATAAAGGATTACCCATATTATCACTCCTTACTCTAAAATCTTATTTATTTTTTCTGAAAGTTCTGTTACTTTACCATCTAGTTGTTCTATTCTTTCTAATATGTCATTGTAATCTTTACTGTCTATGGTTTCTGTATTTGTTACCTCTTGCTGTGTGTTTGAAAAATCAAGCTCCTCGAATTTATATGATGACATCTTCGCAATTCCTAAATTATCTGTTGATTTTACATAAAATCTTTGATTATCACTATCCATCAATAGAACATTTGAATTAGGACTCAGTTGAAAAGCCTTCGCTCCTTCGATGCCATTAACAAATGTAATATTACTTTGTGCTGTATTTATTTGTGGTTGCTGTGTCTGAGTATAATTATTCATCTGACTTGCTATTTGACTATATGATGAGATTGGATACCCTTGACTATATGGATTATAAGTATTAAACATATTATACACCTCTTTTCATATCTTGATTAAATTATAGCATATATACCTTTTAAGTGGTCTAAATAAAACAAAATAAAAAGACACTAAAAGTCCAATAAAAGACTAATAGTGTCTGATTATTTACCCATCATATCTATTCTATTTTTATAACTATTTTATATTGCTTTGTATATAACTGCCTACCTTTAAGAGTGCCTTTCTGTGTATCACTTTAACATTCTGTATTGAATAACCCAATACTGAGTCAGCTATAAAATCCAATGTCTTGCCGTTCAAATATACCTCTCTTAGTACAACTTCCTCATTGACTGAGAGATTCAACTCATCTATGAAATCGGTTAATTCTTTTTTAGTCGGTATGCTTTTTAAGTAATACTTGGCTAAACTTATTATAGTGTCCATATCTAATCCTCCTATTAGATATGACAGGCAATTTTAAAATTGTATTTCATACAGTTTTTTACTGTCTACACCATAATTTAATATGTATATACCCCAACTATACCCATCTGTTGTGTGAATCATATTTTTATGATAAATGTCATTTGACATCTCCATTTTCACACTTGCAACCTGAGGCATTTGTTTCAGTAACTCATAATATTCTTCCAATGTTAGCTTATAATCTTTATTATCTAAGTATCTTTGGATTTCGTCTGAATACATAACTATACCTCCTTTATAATAAAAAGTAGGCGCACTATTGACAGGTATAATGCACCCACTCATACTATACCAAGTAACCACCCTTTTATTTGGTATGTTCTAATTATAACACTTTTCAATAGAAAAGTCAAGTAAAATCTTATAAATAGTATAAAAAAGTAACGCACAGATTATTTTGTCTGTGCGTTACAAGAGCATTATATATGGAGGAATACTGGAAACCTATTTAATTATATTGTCAACTTTTGACCTACATAAATTTTATTTATGTTTGCTATTCTGTTTTTCTGTGCTAATACATCGACTGTTGTGTTGTATTTCTTAGCTATTGCTTCAAGTGTGTCACCACTCTTTACTGTGTATGTCTTGGTTGTGCTTGTAGTTGTTGAACTTGTAACTGCTAAAATCTGACCTACTGAGATTTTGTTTATATCTTTTATGTTATTTATACTTTGAAGTTTTGCGACTGTTGTGTTGTATTTCTTAGCTATTGATGTCAATGTGTCTCCACTTTTAACTGTGTATGTTGTTGTTGTGTTTGTTGTCGTTGTTGCTGTCTCTTCTAATGTTCCGCCTAATTTAGTAATCATTAACTTGTTTTGTTCTGCTGTTCCTGTATAGTTAGAAATACCCAACTTTGCAGCTATAGCCTTCCTATTTGTAAATGAGCTGTCATAGCCTTTACTATTGAGAGCACCAGCTATTGATACCCCAACATAGCCTGATAAGTCAGGAAGTGCTGAACTTGTAGATGTTACAGTTGTCTTTACCTGTTCGCCGTAGTAATAACTACAGTCTACATTACCTGTAATACCATCTATCTTACCAGTTGATGTAAACTGCCACATAATATATTTACCTTGATATGTGCAATCGGTGTAATATTGAGCGACCCACTTATCCCAACTATTAAATCTACTATCTGTTAAAATACTTGTGAACCAGTATTTATTCGCATAAATACCTACCTTATAACCTGCTGCCTTTATAGCATTACAATATACCTCTGCCATATCAGCTATTACTGACTTTGAACATTTACCCGTTGTATTTGCATCTTCTAAATCATACCATACTCCATAATCTATAGTCTTACCTTTTAATAGTCTTATAGTATGTTCTGCCTCACTCTTTGCTGCTGTTGTATTTGTAGCGTAACTATAGAGATATACCCCGACAGGGATTCCGAGTCTTTTACATTCGCTATAGTTTCTTTCAAACTGTGAATCATCTTGGGTTGTCTTGTCTGCACCATACCCACATCTGAGTATAGCAAAGCTTATGTGTGACTTTACCTTTTCCCAATCAATCTTTCCCTGATGTTTTGAAACATCAATTCCTAAAATCTTTGACATATTACCTCTCCTTTCTATACTACACTATACAATACTCTTAAACTAACTTTTATATATTATAACATACTATCTTTATTTTGTCAATACCTATCTTTGCAATTAAAAAGGGCGACTGTGCCAATCAGTCGCCCTTGCTTTATGGAGGTTATATAAAACATCTAAAACTAGCTGATGTGTTTATATCTATTAAATAATTAAATCTCTTCTGTCGTGGTTGTATGTGATACCCTTCTCTTTATCTATATACTTATTGTAAATTTCTAATATTACATCTGCATTATATTTATTGTCATAATCTGTCTCTATTATCTCATATATTCTGTCTATGTCTTCACTGAAAACTATTATACCATCAAGTAAACCTTTATGATTTATTATTGCGTTACAGTATAATAAACCGTGTCTTCTATTTGCTCCAAATGTTGTAAGTTCCAAATACTCAGGTCTGAATGAATAGATACCCTTGACTGGTCTGTTGTATGAGTTATAATCTAACTCGTTTGTTTCATACTTTACTAAAAGGTGATTTACACATACAGAGTTATAATTAAAGTATAAATCTATAAAATCCTGCTTATAAACTGCTGCCAACATTATCTTATAAGCCTCTATTGTTACCCCATTTATCTGTATGTTTGGATATTTACCAAGTCTTCCATATGCTATATTTTCATACTTCTTATCTGTGATATTATAAAATACTTTGTTTTCATCTTCTGTCTTAAAGTCTATTTCATACTGTCTATTGAAAGCGTTAAAATGTATATAGACAATCTCATCATTAACTAATACATTTTTTGCTGTGTTTGCTATCTCACTCAGTATTAAATATGTTAATGTTGTTTTGTTCTTTGTCTTGAATACTTTACCCTGAGCTTTCTCAGCTTCTAACCTTGCCTTTAATACCCTTAAATCATTCATTATAATATACCCCCATTCTTAATATACTCTGAAAATCCTTCAGGATTTAAAGCTATATACTTAAGTAAACTATAAGCTACAGATACCCTCTCACCTGTGTCTGACCTCTTAAATGTTACCTTATACTCTCCTGTCTTAAAGTCTTTTGCTATCTTTAAATACTTGTCTGTTGCAAGGTTCTTTAACTGACACTTTAACTCTTTCTGTGTGTTCAACATATAAATCTCTCCGAATACCCTGAATGTTGCTAAGAAATGTGAACCTTTGCTGATGTCTCTACTTACTGAGCTGTTTATCTCTTTTACTAACTCTATCTCTTTTATCTTTCTTCTTGTCTCTCTATTTCTTAATGCTGTATCACTTATTATATCCTGTGCCTTTAATTCTTCCTCTGTATATACCTGTCTTCTGATTGCTTCAAGCTCATTTCCTGTCATAATGAAACCCTCCTATACATCATTTTCAAAATGGAAATATTTCCAACTATAGTTTCCTATCTTTGCTAATAACTGATAAATCTCTTCTAAAATACCCTTGATTTCTTCTTTGTCTTTCTTACTTATGTATTTCTTCTCAAAGGTCTTTTTTCTTAACCTATCACATACCTCATTTACCTTGTATATGTTCTTTATTCTTTGCTCCTCTACAACCTCTAAATACCTCATCTTGTAATATTCGGGTGAAACATCAAGTCCTTGAGATACCCGAAGGTCGTGCATATACATCCCTCTATACTTCAATGTCTCTTTAAAGTATTCATACATATTTGTTTTATAACTTATTACCCTCTCTGAGAGCACCTCTTCCATTGACTTTATAATATCTGTAATCTTTGCATTTGTAACTTCATTGTTTACTGTATTGTCTTTTATATCCTTATAGTAACTGTCTATTGCTCTCATTACCCTTGACATTACCCTTGATGATGCTGGATTGTGTATATAATCCTCTTCTTTTATTATCTGACCTATAGCCTCTTTATCTTGACAATACCTCTCAAATGCGTTCATTTTATCACCTCCTACTCTTTCTTAATTGTTGTATTTGAAATGTCCTCTTTGATGTTATCATTTGCATCTTCAAGTCTCCTCATTATGTTTTCTAATAAATCTGTATCTGCGATGTGAGATACCCTTGAGACCATCTGAGACAAACCCTCAATTTGTTCCGCTAAAGTAGCTATTAGTTGAAGCCTGTAATTTCTCATCATTTCCTCCTCCTCTTTCATAGCTTTCTTAAGGTCTACTGTTACCCCTTCATCGAACTCATAAATAACTGTTTTCATAATACTTTACCTCCTATATTATAATTTTATACACCATATGTATTCTTGAACTTCTTACCTTTTCTGCTTGCCCAACTCACAACATTCTGATACTTGCAAGGTAAAACTCCATCTCTTATCTTCTTTAAGGTTGAGTAAACTATAACTCCTTTAATGTTGAGAACCTTACACATCTGCTCTAATGAAAGTATTGTTGAGTCATCTTCGATGTTATTATGAATATAATAAATTACCCTGTCTGTAGTCTTTACCCCTTTGTAGAAATCTACAAGGCAATTTGTATTTACTTTCAACTTATCGGTATTTTCTTCAATCTCATTAAGTTCTTCCTCTATAGATGTTACCCTTGAGGTTACTTCTTCAATTTTCTTATTCTGTGACTTTATCATCTCGTAAAGTGTGTTATACTTAAGCTCGTAGTATTCTTTAACTTCCTTAATCTCATCTCTGCTTGCCAATGTTTCCATCTCTTATTACCTCCTTTTTCTTTTCTTGATTATAATATATCACCACATAAAACATTTGTCAACAATTTTTTTAAACTTTTTTTATAAATTTTTTCTGATGTCTGAAAGCCTTGATTGACAAGGCTTTCGAGACTTTTAAATATAAGGAGAGGAGGAAGATTTTAAATAAACTTAAATATTTTATTTGTTGAGAGGATGGTCAATAAGACCAATAAATCAAGTAGGAAGTAGGAAACCATAGAGAATAAACAATAAGACCAATAAGGAGAAGATAGGGAGAGGAGGAAGATTTCGCAAATCTTCCTCCTCTCCCTTGACAAATTCTATAATGAAATAAGACATTTCTCTTACTTTACAAACTTTTAAATGAAATAAGACATCCTCCTCTTCTTATAGGTTTTATAATCTTATAGACTTTATAGGTCTTATAGACGCAATCAACGACTAGGCGTTGATGCTCTTTATATTTTATTATATACTCTTAAAGGTCTAATAGCTATAAATAAGGCGGTCTGTGCGGTTCTGAATTATAAGAGAAAGAAAGGAAGAAAGAAACAAGAAGATTAAAGATTTTATACTTTGAAATTACACATCACCGCTAGGCGTTGATGTTGAGATGTTGAGGTTTGTTTGTCGGATTGCACAGATTAGAACTATTAAGAAGATGATGATTTAGTAGCACAGACTGCCTTATAAAGAGGCTCTATACGAAATTAAGGGAAAAACACGAGTAGAAATTACGAGGTAATTTCTGCTCTCTAAACTAACTATTAGATGGCTATTTATCTATTAAAAAATCCTTGTATTTGTTGAAATAAAAACCTTATATTTAATATAAAAACGTCAGCTAAATACTGCGTATTTGCTGACTGTGTATGATGATTTTATTATCCAGATTGTGCGTATCTGTCTTTATTGTAGAGGCTCTATACGTCGATTATATTTATGTCTTTACTGTGCTGTATGACAACATAAGATTATAATATGATGTCTATTATATTAAAAGTTGTATGTTAAACATAGAGGATTTGTTTATGTTGCACGGAGAAGATGGGATGAACTTATTTCACTTTCTCCGATGATATAATAATTTTATACTGACTTCCCTTAATAATAGTATTTCAGACTCAGCAATTCTTAAAATATCTCAGAAATGCGAAAAAATATCTTAAAATATACATAATTATATATTGAAAATAAGACATATATTTTTATTTTTCATTAGTGTCTCTATATTTTAAATCTGTCTTTGTATAAAAAAATATCTGAGAAAATTTTAATTTTTTTTCTGAATTTTTTTTTTCTGTCTTAATAAATAGGGTAATGCTACTTTGTTCACATTACCCTTTGTATATGTTTGGAGGACATAATACACTAATTAAACAACAATAATTAAAATATAATATTTATAATTTTATTCTTCTGTATTTGTATTTTCATCTGTATTTGTTTTTTCTTCTGTGTCTGTTTCTTCTTCTGTGTCTTCATCGTTAAATAAATCATCTTTTAGTTTTAATATGTTTTTTATAAGCTTTATCAACTTTTTAGGTGATGAATTGCTTGCTGTGTCTGTGACTTGTTTTAAAATATCTGTTAGCCACTTTGGAAATGGAAGCCCTATATTAGCCAGATTTTCCAATACTGATAACATCTCCTCTAATGAGAAGTAAATTATAAACAAACTTCTTATGTATAAATTATACCCCATAATCTGCATAGGTTCGTTTGTAAATGATAATATAACAGAGTCTATTTTAACAGCTATCATTACTATTAAAAATATTGAAAACTTACGGATTAAGCCAAGCCTCATTTCTCGACTGCTGAGTTTCTTTTCTGCTATAGCATACAAAATACCCGTTGTTATGTCTACAATCATTACTGTTATAAGTAACTCTAGTAGTTGGTCACTACCACCTAACAGAGTTAATATTACAGTTAATATTGCTGAAAATATTAACTTAAATTTTGTAATATTGCACATAATTATTACCCCCTATATGTTTTTTTTTAATTATTTGCTTGTGTTATTGTATAAATGACCTTCATCGTATACTCTGGTGTCTTTGTGAGAACTTGTGACAAATTATTTATTGTGGCTAAATATGGAGTAAAAAGTACAAGTGAGCCATAATAAACCGGTGCCTGAGTGAGGTCTGTTGCGAGTGTGCTTACAAACCAAGGAGCTGATACAATATTATCTATTGGCATATTACCCATAGGCGTTATGTTTCCGTATGAGTTTATTGTTGCATCTGTGTTTATAGTTAAATCATCAAGATTTAATCTAAAATAAGCATAATATGAATCATTACCGTGTGCTAAATATACACTGTCATTTATAAAGCAATACTCAAGCTCTGGCTGTTCATCTCCATATGTAAATGTTGATGAACCACAAAATAATGTTACAAAGCTATCTGTTAATTCTGTATCTGCATATGTAAAAGTTCCATCATCAAGAATTACTTTATAAATTCTACATTTGTTAGTTTTACCATTGCCTTTTATATAAAAAGCCACTAAATATAGAACTCCATTATATATAAATCTATTTATACCGTTGAATATGTCTGATGCTGTTCCACTACCAATAAATGACTTATAATTTGTTGCTAATGTTGCACTTAAAGCTTTGTATTTTGTCTCATTACCGTCTAAGTCATACCTTGTGATTGTTGCACGATATAAACTATTTTCATCATAGTCTGAGTTTCCTTTAAATCCATACGCATATTTTAGGTCACTACCTACTGTCTTTATATAATTGTATAACTCAGTCGTCAATGTTGTAGTTACATCATCTGTTGTAGTTGTTATAGCTCCAAGTTTCAAAGAACTTGTTAATCTTAATTTTTGACCTCTTGCTACTCCTATAGCTCGTGTATATAAAGTATTACCGTATACTATACCTATATTTTTGTCATCGCATAAATACCCGTGATTATTTGAGTTTGATGTCTTCATTCTTGTGAGTCTATTTGAAACTGTAGCTGTCTTAAGTGATGCCGCATTGTAAAAGTTAGATGTTGACGCTAATGTTCGTAATGTCGTACAATAAGCATCTTTTGCGTCAAACTTCAAACCCGTAGCTCCTCCTAAGTTTGATGTCAAACATATAGCCGCTATGTCACCGTTACATTGTTCAGTTGTAAAATCCCATACAAATTTTGCGTATTCTGTGGTAATCTCTGTCTCACTAGTGTTTACACTGCCTTTGTATGTGTTACCCGTGATTGCTGCTGTTTGATTTGCACAACCTATGCAAGCGTCTATTTCACTTCCTGATGGTATTATATGAGATGTAGATTCTTCTATTTCTTTGCTAAAAATTAACACACCACCGAAAAAGTCTTTTGCCATATTATTGTATAAATAATTTAAGTATTGCAAACCTCCATTTTGACTATACCCATTTCTCTCTGATAAATATACATAATTTAATGCACCGTTTAATATATTATCAACTGCATCTGTAACGAGGTTTGTATCTGATGTTTCAGCTACAACTTCGCCTGTCTTTGCATCCATTAACTGAATTTTTGTTTCACCTTTTAAATTCATACTGTGACCTCCTTATGATTCGCTTGTTTCAATATCAACATTATCTGTTATATTTACATACTGTATAATACCCCGTCTTAATGTATAAGTTGGTATTTCATCCTCAAGTTCATATCTACCCGTCCAAGTTGCCTCTGCTGTGCTTACACCTGAAGCTGTAATGATTGCTTGGTAATCATACTGTGCAAATGTTGCAACAATACCCGTTGATACTGCATCTATTTTTAAGCTGTGTTGCATATCAACATCTACAGCACTTAATCCTAAATCAAACGAAAATGTAAAATACCCTGCGTTTGCTATAGTCCATTTAGGACGGCATATATATTCAACATTATCATAAGTAATTTTAAACTCTATGTTTCCTGATGTTGCTATACTTGCGATGCCCGTAAATGAAAGATGAGATTCTATATTTGCACTTAAAAGAAATAATATATCTATAAGTCGAACATAACTATTTGCTTTTAAATTTTTGTCTTTAGTTCCTACAGTTCGTATTACTGAGTTTGTATCTTTAGTTGTTCCTCCTCCACTGCTTGCTGTCTTAAAAGAGGAGCTTTTCTTTGTGTCTGCTGTGACTTCAATGTAACCTAAGCATTTTATTGAGTTATATGTGTGAAAAGTCCAATCATCAGAACAAATTAAAACATTGTCATATTTTACCTCTTCTGTTTCATTTGTATCTTTATTTAATACTAATGTCTTTATAGTTACACAGTCACCTAAATCTATCTCTGGGTGTGATGTAAACTCAAAACTTCCACCGTAAAATTTCAAGTTTGTCAACTTTGTCATAATATTGTCTATGATTGCTGTTATTTTAGAGTCTAAAGCTGAGGCATCTTCTGGTTGAATACCCCTCAGGAATGGATTCTCGTCTAAATATAACTCAGCGTGACCTACTCCCATTGTTGTTGATTTTGAGATTGATGTATAATTAAATCCTGCGATTGATGTTGAAATCTTATTCACCTCATATAAATTATTATCGACTGAGTATTCTGTGACGTTCTTATGTTCTATTGTCAATGTGCTCTCATTACTATATGAGGTTATGTCTAAGTTTCCTTTTCTGTTTATCTCTGCGAACCCACCTGCTAATATAGAAAGCCAACCTATAGCGTCCCTGTATGTTTCGAGTGTTGTGTCTGAGCCTGTATAAAATAAATATTCATTGTTTATAATTCTTTCCTCTAACTCAGGCTCAAGTTCTAACTTGTAAACATCAGTAGAACAACTCTCACAAAAACGATTTAATAAATCGTAAATATTACTACCACCATCTCTCAATTCTATAGCGTCTTTCTCATTTATGTCTTTGTCAAAAGCTAACATTGAATCATAAAGCTTTAGGTCACAGTTAAAGTCTGAGTTACTTATGTCATATATGTAAAAATACCCCATCTCTACAAGACCTGTTTTATTTTCTGAACCGTCTAAGTTCAGCGAATAATCATCTTGTGATTGCGAATTATCTTCGACTTTTAACCATTGCCTGACTTTAAAACAAGTTGACTTTATAAGTTTATTTACTGCCTTAAGCTTTTTAATGCCCTTATATGTGAGGGTTAATGTAAGATACTTTGAACCAACTCCTCCTATATTAAAGGAGCTTTTACTTGTGCTTTGCTTTGATATTTTAAAGGTGTCCTCTATAAAATCGTCTTTGTCTAATGTAGTTAATATCTCACCGTTTTTATTTGTGCTTACCTCACATTTCACAGTCCAGTATTTCTCGTCTGATGATACGGAGGTTTTGTATTCATTAGATACATCAAACATAATTAAAACCTCCTTTTTAATACTCAACAAATGACAATGAAGCAGACCAAAAATCCTCATCGTCATCCTCAGTAGATACTAAATCCACCTCTTTATTTGCGTCTGCGTACATCTCAGATTTTGTAGTGTATCTATCAGTGATATTTAAAGGGTCTCTAAACTTTAAACTGAACTTTTCAGCTTGGCAAGCTGTCAATAATCTGTATAATTGATAATCTGTAAGTCTATCCCAACTGCAAGTAACCGTGTAAACATTTTGTCTTATACGGTTTCTGTTAAGTATAGCCGATGTAGACCTCTTGTCATCGAGGTCTACATCTGACATTAACACGCTGTAACTGCTAGGGTTGGGTATATAGTTTTTACCGTCTGCTTTCATTCCTGTCCTAATTCCTGTGTCAGGAAATGTTAAAAATGGTTTTGTCAATGCCATAATATTATACCCTCCTTAGAATGAGCCACCCTTTATTACTTTACCGTTTACTGTATCTATAATAAAGTCGCCTAATTTATTATTTGCGTCTAAGTATACTGAAACTTGAACTGTCTTACCAGAACTACCCAAAGATAGCTTTTGTGATATATTAGCCATTCCGCTTAATATTCCGTCTGTGCTTGATTTCTGTGACTGTATAGCTTGCAACTCCGACTGTTTATATACTGGATTAAGCATTACCTCACTTTGGAATTGTCCTATCTTACCTGTAATTTCATCAACTATCGCACTTAAACCGCTTAAGTCAAACATATCCGTTACATCTACAGAGTCAACATTAAACTTTTTCATAAGCTGGTTTGAGAAATCCTCTATTGCATCTGTTGCATCGTCTACATTATCATCAACACCCTCAGCTACACCTAAAGGTATGAACTTCGCTAAATTTGCGAAAGCCTTTGATGGCGAATGAATATCTAGTGCATCCTTGAACTTGTTTAATATACTTGCACCTAATGACTTTATTTTACTACTTAAAGTAGAAGTTGATGTTGGGTTGTCTATACCCTCTGATACTCCATCAGTAATATATTTACCAACTGTTGAACCTCCACTTCTTGCTGATGCGGCTGCGTTTGATGTTGACTTAGTGACTAAGTTACTTGTAGATTTTGATACTGATGTGTCAGCACTTACTGAACTGTTTATAGCTCCTGTGTAAGTATTACCTAATGTATTACCTGCTACTGTTGCAGATGGTAAAGCATTATTTACTGACCTTGTTGTTAAGCTACTCAACGAAGAAGAAACTGATGTGTCTGTATCATATACTTTAGCCGTTCCTCCTGTTGTAACTGTTCCTATTGTCTGACCGTTAGTTTCTGCTGTTTTTTCAGCTTTAGTCACTGAGTTCTGTGTGTGATAATCTAAAGCATTTAAAACCTTTGTGTCTGAGTTGTATGTTTTACATTGTGCATCTATACTTGTTTGTGTTGTTGATTTACCCGTTGCTTCTGCTACTGTTGCATTAGCTTTTGCTACATTATTCAAAAAGTTCTCTTGTGTCTTCTTTACTGTTGTGTCTTTATTTACACTTTCATTTAAACCTTGTATAAATGCCTCAGCTGCATCAGTTCCACCTGTCTTATAAGCTAATGCTAACTCAGCGACATCTTTTGCTGTAATCTTAACTGAGTCGTCTATCTGTTCAAGATATACCGTCAAATCTATAGTTTTTGATGCTGTTCCATTATTTAAACTGTCTATAAACGCTTTAGCCGCATCATCTCCACCTGTTTTGTAAGCAATAGTCAAGTTAGCTATATCTGTCTCAGTAAGACTTATAGCTTTGTTTATTTGGTCATAGTATGCATCAAAAACCTGAGTTTCTTCACCGCTTAAATCACCTAAGAAATTTATACTCTGCTCTGTTGAAACTGAAAGTTCTTTCGCTGCTTTTTCGCACTTAGTCAAACCTATAAAAGCTTTCTCTAATCCTCCGTAATTATTATAATCTTGAACTGCCTTTGATAAGTTATTATATGTTTCCGTTCCTTCATAACCTAAATTTTTTAGTGTTTTAAGGAAGTCCTCATAATAAGATATATCGTTTTCTCCTGTATTTCTTAAGTCTTGATAAGCATTTCTTGCTTCTGACAGTTTA